TTGCACTGCATCCTTGGTGTCGATCTCGATCTTGTAGAAGGAGTGCTTAACGACTTGAACGGTCATGGGTGGCGTCCCTTGGTTGATGAACTTAGTATAGGGCTCAGGAGAGCAGTTCCAATGCCTCGTAGGACAGTTCTTCAACTGGCATGTCCTTCTCAACTTCGATCACGTCGTACTCTTCTTCAATCTGTTCCAGGAGCCAGCGATCGAGCATAACTTCAGAGATGGTCATCGTTTCCAGTTTTTGTTGGTAAAGTGTGCTTCAATGATGTCGAGGATCTCACCGCAGATGTCTGCGGTGTCCTCATCTGTTAGAATGCCATAGTCTTCTACGGCATCAGCAATAATTTCTAATTGTTGTTCTGTAAACATAGCAGTTCGTCTACTGTAACCTCCAGTTCCGCTGCTTTAAACTCCAGTTCATCACAGCATGTGTCATCACTATGTAGATCGATCATGTCAGTATCAGTCAAGGCAGTCAATTTACCGAAGAGAAAGTCGATGAATTCGTGGTCTTCTTTAGAAAACATTGGTCCAGCGTTCGTGTTGTACTTTGGTGATGCGTCCTTCTGCTAGCATGTTATCACATACATTGCAGAAGACTTCAAATTTTTGGAGACGGGTGAGTTCAATGTCCTTAGCAGTCTCACCGATGACCTTGAGTAAGTTTCCTTTGAGCATGGTGTCTCTCGATTACTTTGTAATCCTACCAGCACTCGGTAGGGTCTGGGGGATCAGGCAGACAGTTCTCCAAGTGGTTGTAGAGAGCATTGTCATCGACACCATTCAGGTAAGCATGGTGTTTGCTGATGCCAAGAGAGCACCCCATCATCATGTCCATCAGATAACGGATCTGAGCAGCGGTCAAGAATACTTCAGTGGTCTCCATAGGTAGAAAGGGGTAGAGGGGCGTTACAGGCGCTTCTAGACGCCTCTCAGCAGGCGAGAGGAGAATAGTCGCTGCCCTGATACTCTTCAGTGTTGATGGCAGTGACCACAGCACCGTTAGCAATGTAGTTCTCAACCTCATAGCGCATCTCAGACTTGAGTTTGGTAGCGAAGAAGGTCATCTCAGACTCAGAACCAGGGTGCCAGACGACTTTCTTAACGAAACGCTTGCCAGTGCCAACAGGATAGTAGTCGATCTTGGTGGCGGAGGTGAAGAGTTGCATTGGTGTCTCTCGATTACTTTGTAATCATACACGCTCCAGGTGGTCCGTCACGGTAGGGTGTGCAGGTTCTTGAACTGGCACAGCAGCGCGGATTCTGTCCGTGGCGATCTGATAATACTCCGCATCGGACTCCATGCCGATGAAATGACGACCCAGTGCCACCGCAGCAACACCAGTAGAACCAGATCCCATACAGTTGTCCAGCACAGTGTCACCCTCATTAGAATAGGTTTTGATCAACCACTCCATCAGTGGCACAGGTTTCTGCGTGGGATGCACCTGCTGTTGAGCACTGAAGTCGCGTGAGATGTTGAGAATAGATTTAGGATAGCGTGTTCCCTTGTTCTCAAACTCTTTGCGTGGTTTCATACCATATCCATGGTCATTCTTACGTCCCACATATCCTTCAGGGTTCTTACTCTTGCGAGCATATGGTTCTCCCACCTCCATTTGTGGATTATACACTCCGCCTGGTTTTTTGGAGAACAGCAACACATTCTCATGTGTCTTCATTGGTCTATACTTTGCAAGACCAGGAGATCCACACTTGTTCTTGTTCCACACCAACTCATATTTGAACCACTTGATCTTAGAACAGATCAACTGTGCGGAGAATGGTTGTGATCCAAACAGACACATCATGCCCTTGGGTTTAATGATGCGACCATATTGTTCCCACATGGCATCATAATCCAATACTTCATCCCATTTGATGCTGGTGGTGCCGTATGGTGGGTCACAGCAAATAAAATCGACTGATTCATCTGGAATCTCACGCATGAGTTCCAGGCAGTCACCTAGTTGTAGATCAAAGGGCATCGAAACCGTCATGAGCACTAATCTTTTTACGAACAGAATCTTTGTAGCATCCTACCAGAAAATCATACGCTTCGCTGTAGGTGCGTTGTACAGGGTTGGTGTTGTCCTTCCATTTGATTTGGAAGGGCAGGTTGTTGCCATTGGCAGTGAGTTTGCTGAGAGACTTGAGTGAGGTAAGATGAACCTCATTGTTTGTCTTGTTCAGGGAGAGAATATAATAGTCACGATTGTTCTCCTTCCTGCCGTAGATAGACAGGGCATCTTGAAACTTCTTCCATGAAGATACATTCAACTTGTCCTCAGGCAGGTCAGTCAGAGCATACAGAATTGCTGCTTTGGATGAGAAGTTATCAGCAGCACTGCCATACTTGGATGACTTGATATTGAAATAGTATCCAAAGATCTTGACATCCCACCAGCAACGCGGAGGTGGTTTGATGATGTTCTCCTCACCATACTTCTCAATCAGCAGATCAATGATAGTATCCTCATCATCGATGCTATTCACACGACCGTCTTCATGACTCTCACTGACAGCGATGGCAATACTGTTGAGATACTGAAGAACTTCAAGCAGTTTGGCAGGGAACATGGTGCGTTGCTTTGATACAGATAGTATGGCATAAAAAAGGGGCACCGTCAAGTGCCCCAATCAGTTATTCAACTGTCCCCATAGATGGGGATGATGTCAGTGCGACAATGCTGTGTTTTGTTGATGTGCTGTTCCCACAGAGCGGCGTCGTCCAAATTGTAGAAGATCGCTTCTTGGCGGGCAGTGCCCTTCTTTTTGTTCTTCATCCACACAACTGCGTACTTCATGCCAAAAATCAGGATAAACGACAATGTTAACATAATGACGACCCCACCGTGAGTTTGCACTCGTGGGTAGTGGGATGTCCTTGAAGCAAATAGTAATATACTCTTCGCTTATGAAAGAGATATAACCACATGTGTTATGATAACACACTGGTTGGAGTAGTTCAAAATCAGTCTTCTTCATCGAACAACTTACGATCTTTGTTCTCGGGTTTGGGTAGGCGGAACATTTGTTTCAAATCATTTAACTCAGTGAGTTCTTGCTGCAGTCTATCAATTTGTGCCTGCAGAATTTGAAAGTTGTGATCGTTGTTGTTCTGCATCATCAGAATGTTGTTGATGGCAGACTTAAACTCTTCTTCGTTCATTGTATCAGAATCGCTTAGGTAATTTAGCATACTGCCACTTCTTGACAAGTTCAGGATCATCAAGGAATGGATCGATCTCTCGATTGCCCATCATAAGATCGTAGAGACCACGAGCACGGCAGTATGCTTTCTCGTGGTATTCTATCACATCATTGATGCAAGATAGCATCTCTTCATACGCTTGTCTGCTTGATACTTTGTCATCCGAGAGGTAATCGTCGATAGCATCTTGCATACGACATTTGCGTTGCTTTTCATAGGTGTTGTCAGGTCCAAGTTCAATACCCATTGTGAAATTCCTGGTTGCGTCGTTCATCAAGGTAGCGTAGTACGTCCTCACGCCATTCCATCAACTCATGATAACATGACTGATTGTGAGCACACTGGCGCAGTTGATGATCTGGTTTGAGAACAGACTCATAGAATAGTCCCAGTGCATCCCTGCGCTTCTCGTGCTTCTCTGGCGTGTTCATCTTAGTTTAGCGTGGTACAGTGTATTTTAGATGGTTGTGTGAGGAAATCTGTATAAACTCAGACTTTCTTAACTATTCACCATCATCAACACGATCAACAGACAGTATATCACAGACTGGCACCTCATGCTCGCCTGCAATGATGTACCAGTGCATCATCTGTCCATGATACTCGGGGTGTGCCTGGTATTCGTGAGTATATTCACGCTCACCGCAATACATTAGTTCGCTTTCTGGAATATCGTTCTCTTTTAACATTGCTTGTAGCTGCATGTGCTGCAACTCGATCTGCGTAGGTACTTTCATTAGATCGCCATTCTTTACGTTGTCGTTGGTATTCAGGGTCATATGCTGCCAGATCACGTTTTACTTTAAATACTGCCGCTGCTTTAGATTTTTCGTTATCACGCCAATCTGTTTCTTGCGGACGAACTTGCCCTGTGCTGTCATATTTGCGTCCCGAAGAATGATTGGCATACCTTCTGGCGCGAGTGAAACCCATTTCAAGGAATTTCCGTGCCATGTCCATGCCAATAAAATCCTTGTTCCGTCTGTAAGAACAGAACATCTCGTAAATCTCATTAGAAGATTTAATAGCAGTTTCTTCATCTACAAAACGCCAGCGAGCGCAAATGTCGTTAGTGTAAGGGCGTACCAGTAGCACTCCTTGCTCTCCCCTTCCAATACGATAAAGTTTGCGAGTCTCTGCGTCTGTGAAGTCAAGGTCCTCATAATTGAGTTCATAACAAAATTCGAGCATGGATCACCACTGGTGCTTCGCTACCATAGCATGGCGTCAGGATGCTGTCAAGTCCCTGAATTCAACGTGTGTCATGTGCTTAAGAATTGTTTCAGTAATCTCACCAGCACTTGACAATTTATACTCTAGGTCAAATACTGATGTGCCTGTGCATTTTGCTTCAATCACAGACTTATGATCTTCAGTAATCAATCCCGCTTCAACTAGAAGAGGAAGAATACCATCACGATATTCTACTTCGTGATGTGCTTCTTTCATATTGCCTCTCTCTTGCCGTGCTAGTGATACCTGTGGGTGTGCAACTGCCAAGTTAAATGTAAAACTGCCGTCAAGGAAGATGTCAAATGTACCTCTAAGAGCTCTTTTCTCTTTACAGAGTTTATTCATTTTCACAAGCAGCTCATTAGATGAATACTCATCTAGATTATATGTGGGGTCAAAGATTCTAATACCAGTACAATTTCCATCAGCATCATAGTGGATTCCTTGTACAAGAGTTTCAAAGTAATCAGTCTCATCAGTCATCTTATCAACTGTCTCTTTGACTTGACTAAGATCACCTAAATCACAGAATGATAAGAATGTATCCCATACCTGTTTGACTTCTGTGAGATTAGACCAATGCATCATGGTGTTCATACAATATGATTTGATCTCATCACCCACATACTCAATACCCACCACCTTGTAATCACTCATGATTGCAACGTCCAGGTGTGGATATTTGTATTGATAAACTTTGTTTAGTTTAGCAGACAATGCACCACTGAAGGTGGGAAGATAGGCAGAATCAACCAGACCAGTGTATCTCCATGGCATTCTCTCAAGAGTTGAGATATACTCTCCACTGTCTAAATTGTATCTGTCCTGTTTGAAAAAGATTTCAGAAAACATTTTAGTTCGCCATGATAGTTTGACCTGTTGCATTGAACAGAGTATAGTGAATGTAATCCTCTGGTCTTGCACAAGATGCCTGATTTTCAGGGAAGTTTGATGTTAGAAACTCCTCTGTCTCTACCAGATCATGTACCTCAACAAATACAAACTCAGAGTTTTGTAGTGCTGTGAATAGATCTAATGGTAGCAGATCTCTATACAAATCATATGATGCATTGATAGCATCAACATCACTACTATTGTTCCAACCAGTTGATCTGAAATAGATCAACGACTTGTTATTACTAGCGACATAACGCTCAATGAAGTTATCAAAATAAAATACGTCGTAATTGTTCATTGTTCCTTAAGTAGTAGTTTCCAAGCAATAGTAATACGCAAACCAATAAATGATCTAGATGTCATCTCAGCAGCATGTGGAATCATGCCAGGAAATAATATTGCTGAGTTTGGTTTTGGGACGTGGAAGTAATCAGTTCCATCGTTAAAATGAAATGCTGTCTTGCCGCCCCAGTCTAACTTCCACATATCATTTGCATAGAGTAAGAATGTTCTTCCTCTGTCATCATACCAATCTTGATGATAAGACCCTTGTGTGCCAAATGTATGACCATTTGCATACACATCAAACAATTCATATTGTTGGTTGGTCTTCTCCTCAATGATATTTAGAAGATATGATGTAAAGAACTCATTATCCTTTAGATCTATGCGCCAGAAGGGGATACCACGACGTTTGTCCCCATCAACATATGATCCATGACCAAAATACCAATTAGGACCAGAAACTGCATCTAGAATCTTTTCCCAGTCCTCTCGTGAGAATACATTACTATACTCTAAGATGTCAGATCTTCCCATATTCTCTTATCAAGTTGATTCTAAACTGATCTAGTTTCTCTTGTACATCTTTGCTTATGTCTGCCTCACAGATATACTGTGCAAACTCTGAAAGATAGTTTCTCATGAAAGAATCGTGAATGATAGATTCTGCCCAGCAAACAAATACCTTGCGTGATCCAGACTGAACCTTATTGACTTTGTGCCACAGTCCAGTAGGATACATGATCGCTTTTCCTGCCTCTAACTTGTATTCTACCTCTCTATTGCCAATTTTAAGGACTAGTTCTCCACCCTCATACTCTGATGGATCATTTAAGAAGCATGTGATACTATAGTGAGGGAAGACACCACCACATGGAATGTTGTCAATGTGGTAATCATAGTAAGCACCCTCATTATACTCAAGAAAGTATAACTGTGATGTTTTTCTGATATTATAGATGCTATAGATCTGCTTATTAATATATCCAGAAAACTGGTGGTTTATCTTCTCATATAATTTTCCATCACATGACATCTTACATCTCTTCTTAGGAGATGGATTAGATATATTGCCATCGACATATTCTAGATTTTTTAGATTATCCTGTAGCCATAATAAAGCCTCGCCGTCGAGCAAATCAATTTCATAAATCATCCTGTTTGTCCGTCTAGTTCAGAATCGTCAGTGTAGTATAGACTCCAGTTTACTGGTACAACATCATCTACGTCAAGTAGTTTCATGATATCATATACTGCTTGCCTTACTTTCTTGAGTGATGGTGCATATTGACCAGAGAAGTTGTACATGCTCTGCTCTCTGCTCTGCTGGAAGTCAGAACTTGCTGCAATATCATGTTTTACCCATTGATCAGGATCATTTGGATCCATGAATGCTGGTGCTGGAGTTACACCATCTTCCTGCATACCATCTGGATACAACTGTCTATAAATCTTTGGATCTACAGGATACTTAACATCAAATGTGTATTTGAAATATGCAAGACCATTCTCAAAATCTTCTGGTTTTTTCAAAACCTGAGATCTCAATGCTCTCCTCCAAGCAATCCACTGGTCTTTTTCTCCTTCATAACTATCCTCAACATCAGGAAGAATTCTCCAGTCTGAACGTGCTAACAGTTCATTCTTTTGTCTTCTCGCTTTGATGTATCTTTGTTCAAAGTAGATTGTCTCATCATTAATTTTTCTGATCTCTTTATTGACTGCTTCTTCTCTTACAATTAGCAGAGACTCATAAAAAGCAAGAGTCTGTTCTTTTAATTCAGCTGCTTGCTCAGCAGTAGCACTAGTAAATTGATAGGTTGCCCAGTAATCTTCATTAGTCTTGAAGTCATGCTTTAACTTTCTTCTCTGACATCTATATGTACCAGTGCTAAAATACTGGAAGTGATCTAACTGGTCCTTAGAGTTGTGCCAGAAGTCATCGACAGCTCTGTCGAGAAATCTTTCCTTCAACTCACCTTTAATTTTAACCTTTTTTGTCTTTCTGCCAGGATACATCAAGTCTCCCTCGATGTCATTATTAATCAAGATAATATCATTGACAAAATCAATCTCAATTAAAGAAATTCTTTCTCTGGTTGTCATGGATCTCCTACCTAGATTTGATGTACCATCCTGTCAAAATATATTTATCCTCACTAAAAACTGTATTGCCTTTATGCGTGTGTGTATAACCCGCTGGCCAGATGACAACAGTACCAGCAGTTGGACGAATTCTTCTCTTTTGGTATAAGAATTCAGTCTCTGCCTCACCCTCTGGCAAATCATTTAGATAGATCATCCAAACAATCTCTCTAAGTGAATGTGCTTGATCAACATCTTCATAATGCCAAAGGTGATAACCACCTCCAGGTGGTGTCTTTTGCATCTTAATATCTGTTGAGATCAATGAAGCAATGTTCAGTGATGGATATTCAGAGATATAATGATTAAGACATGATGACAAGATTGCCTGTATATCTACACACAGTTTCTTGTTAGAATAATCCAACATAAATGCAAAGTCTCTTCTATTCTGAGCACCACCGTATTGGTCCTCTGACTTATGCACTTTCTGTTCAGATCCACCAGGCAACTCTTGGAAGTCTTGATTATAATATGATCCAGTCTCTAGAACATGCTCACAATATTGAATTAACTTTTTACATGTGGGTCTAGGCATGAAGTTTTCCCAGACACCAATAAAATCATTAAAATCAGACTTAGTAAAGTCTTTCCTCTGCATTAACTCCAGAGGACGATATGGTTCAACTGACATAACAATGGAATCAGAATGCTTTAATGATGTATTTAGTCTTGTGGAATGGGTTGATGATTGGAACTTTTCTCTGTGGTCTCATAGTAACATCAGGAGTTGGTTTCTTGAAACTACTAGAGAACTTAAACTCTGCATCAGTCATGTCCATGAATAGTTCTGATTGATCAAATGCAACCTGCAAAGAATCGGAAACAGGATTATTTTGACCTTCTACCTCAGGATTAGTAGAAAGACCAGAACCATATGGAGCTCCAATAATACCAGGACCAGATAGACCGCCGCCAGTAAAGTCTGTCTGTGGATTACCTACAATGTTCTGAGTAATCATATGACTGTGAGTTTGTGTTGTTCCACTAGTAGGACTATATGTCGAAATAGTAAATGTACTTGGTTCTGTATCAATACAAGCAGTTTGATTAGCACCACTGGCAGAATAACTTTGTAGCGGCAAACCGTCAGAATCAGCTCTAGGAGATCTCCACCATACCATATAACTTTGTTGTAAAGTAATTTGAGCTCCACTATCAGCAGTTTGACTGGTTGGTAGATTATCAGCAATCCATGTATTAAAGTCAGTCCAAGCATCGGCAGAATAGTATCGTTCAAGTTCCTCAGCAAAGTCATTTCCTAAGAAAGCAGCCCATAAAGCAACTACACTGTCCTGAGACCATGGAACTTCTGCCGCAGGTGAATATTCCGCAATACCCTGAATACCACCAGTCTCACCACCAAGACCCATCATACCTCTAGGTGATGTACCAGGATTCATGTTAAATGGAATTAGAGGATCTCCACCATCACCTTCTACAACAGCACTAAGATATAAGTGTTCATGTTCAGGAACTCTTACAGATGCCTCACCAAGAGGTCCAACTAGTGCAGTAACAGCACCAGTGATAGTAAATGTTATACTATCTGTAATAGTTTCCAATCCTTCTAGTCTTACAGTGCCAAGAGAGAAGAATTGACTCTGCAAACCTGTTTGTCCGCTGCCTTCAATCTGTTCTAGTGGCAATGCTCCAGCAGCATCTACAGTATCAAAGTACCAATATCCTCCCTCTGCACCAACATCAAAAATACCTTTGCCAGGTGTAGATACAGGTAAGAATGCAGAGTTTCCACGGGATGAATCAACAAATCCAGTGCCAGCAAGTTTTCTGTTTCTGTAATCAGGAACATTGAAAGTGCCAGTATATACTGGTGCTCCATATGCATCAAACGTTTCACTGACACTACCACCATACTCAGTTCCAATAACCTCATACAGTTCTCTGTATAATGATGCGTCTAGTTCTCTACCATCACATGATATAAATCCAGGATATCTAGAGTTCAGATCACCATCCAAATCACCATAACCAACAATAACATTCTCTTTTAGAATAGCACAAATAGTTCCTACAGAGTATCCATCAAACTTCTTAACTTTATTACTATACCATACCCCTAGGTTCGCTGCTGGAGGTGGTGCTACAGCATATGTTTCTACCGTCCATCTAAAAGACACATTACCAACATTAGAAGCTTCAGTACCAACTACAACATCAGTAAATTCTGGTGTTCCTAATTGATCTGCAGATAGTACAGTTAAAGTAAATGAAGTATTGATTGCTGGATCAAAGATCCTAGGACCTACAACTGGTGTATCAAAATCAATAGAGATCAATGCACCGTTTGATGCAGTGATAGTGATAGGTCTATTGATATCAGTTATTGTAACAGGCGAACTCGTGATATATGTTTCAGGAACTTGACCGAACTTATCACTTGGTGGTGTAAAGACAGCATCATAATCTGGTCCGCTACTAGTAATGATTGTCCATGTTGGAATTTGCGTATCACCAACCTGAATTTGCATAGTACGTGGTTGACCAAAATTAGGATCCGACTTAGCATAGATGGTAATCTGATCACCATTTGAAACATTAACAGGGAACACACCAACAGATCCATTATTAATCTTAATCTTGGTTTCAGTAGCAGTAGTGTTTGCTGCAATGACAGTAACTGGGACAGAAACACCAGGACCTAATCCAGTAATGCCACCAGGGGGCATTTTATTAGATGGAATAAGTGCATCTTCAATAACACCATTTAGATCATCAAATGACCATGAATTTACTCCTGTAGATGGTGGATTGCCTGTTTCTACACTCCAAGCAGAAAGACCTGCGCCATCACCAATTGTCAAACTGGTTTCTTTAGGAGTAAGAGGAGTGTTTAATGCTTGTAATTTTAACTGTAAGTAATCACCATTATTAACTGTTCCTGATGAGGATGAGAATGTTACACCATCAAGAACCTCATATCCATCACCATTTGTAGTTGTACTGTTAGTAGATGATGCTGCCCACTCACCACCATTAGTTAGCGAGAGAAGTGCTGGTTCAGTCAAACCTTGAATTCTGATAATCTCAGAATATGCAACTTCTTCAAGATCTAAACCAGTTAAATTTGTGAAGTTTGGAAATGGTTCTGGAATGTTTAATGGTTGTGTCTTGGTTTTAATTTTCCATTGCTCATTCGCAGTTCCAATTACCAGTGTAACAATTGTATCTTGGTTATTGAAATTTTGCGTTCTTGCTCGAATTTGAATTCGAGATCCATTCTGTACAGCTTCAGATCCTGTTCCTTGGATCCAATAGTCATCAGCGGCAACGCCATATGCAGGCATTGGATTGTTTGATTCATCTAATCTACCCCAATTTCCATCGCCATTATAATCAATACGCATGGCGAAATACGTAATATCACCAGCAAATGTAGAACCTAATGCAACTGGTGCTTGTGTTGTTGGTGTTAAACCACTGACAGTGAGAATTGACTCACCAGGACGAGATCCATCTCCATATGTGTATAGTGTGTCCAGTTCAGCTGGATCAACCTCTTGAAAAGGAAATGGATCTGGTGTAAAGTCTTCAGGTACAGTTGTGATTAACCAATACTGTGTTAGATCACCAAGTTGAATGGTAACTGTCTGGGTAGTATCCCAAGTTGGGGGTGCCTTAAATCTAAACTGAACGTAATCACCCTCAGAAACATATACTGGTGTGCTTGAAAAAGAATATGTCATTCCGTTTAGATAATATCTCCAGTCTTACTATTTAGATCTGTTCCACATTATCCCAGTCGCCGTCTTGATTGACTTGAATCTGGATTGGATAGTTTGATTTTACTTTTACTGGGACATCAATGCCATTAATCTCATACAACTGCGATTCAATGATGTCTTCAGGTGCAATATCTGGAGTAAATACTGGTTCCTGATCTTTGAAAGCATCCTCTTTTTCTTCAATGATAATACCATCAGGTGTTCTATCAATATTAACAGGGATAAGTGCGCTAAAGGTTTGACTACCCCCCTCACCAGTTGCTTGTGCTACTAGTTGAACCTGCTCAGGTCCTTGTGAATTATATGGGACTGGAATTTGTGTTGATTCTACATCAAATTCAGTTGTACCACCTATCTCAGCACTTTCAGCAGGACCATATGTTAATGTATCACCTACTGTTGTAGTACCATCAGCGTATATGTATGTTGGTGCAATATTAATACTAATATTGCAATACTCTGATTCAAAACCAACAAAGAGATCATCACCATAATCTAATTGCTCTGGAACATTCCATTCAAACGTTGGAATTTGTACAACTCGTACAGTTAAAGTTGCAGATGGTGATGCACCAGCACCTCCATCTTGTGCATATCCAGTGAAAGTAATAGTATCTGCAGCAGTAAATGTTTCACTACTAGTATTGAGACCATTGGTAATAGGTCCAGCAGTCCAAGTAACTCCAGGTGTTGTTCCTGTAGTGTACCAACTAATTGTAAATTGCTGACCAGCAGTAATAGTATTAGTTGCATCAAGACCAGTAGCAGTAATAACAAGTGTTGGAGGAACTAATACTGTTACTGTAATAGATCCACCTGTGCTCAATGTATAAGTTGTTGTGCCTAATGGTGTTTGAGTGGAACTACCACTGAAAGTAATGCTGGAATTATCAGTATATCCACTAGTTGGTGCTTTAAAACCAGAATTAGGTCCAGTACCAGTGTATGGTCCTTCACCACTAGAACTTGTCGTCCAAATAGTTCCAAAACCATTAGGAGGACCACCATTTGGGTCAATTTTTTCGTAAATTGTTGATACGCTTACAGGATGACCTGATGAATTAAATGGATATACGTATCCAATAATTGCACTTGGTTTAACACTACTTTCTGCATCATATCCCAAGAACGTTCCTGGTGCCTGTGTGGTAAATGATTTGAATAGAGTGCCTTCAGAAGTATATCCACCAGGATTAGTTGGAGAGCACATATGATCTCCTGGGGCAGGAGTTGTACTAAACCACCTAGGAATATTTTGAACACTATAAGTCACTGCACTTCCTGACGTAATTGTCAATGTACCAGGAGCAGGACTAATACTTGCGCTAGCATATCCAGTGACACTCCAACTAAAAGTTACTGATTGACCCTGTATGATAGTTTTAGATGTTGTTCCATCACTAAAAGTAAGTGATGATGATGCCTGAGTAGCGAGATTAAATTCTTCTTCATCTACAGGTGATGCAGCTCGTAATGAACCTCCATTAGAAACAACTTTAGCAACTTGCAAGTCTTCTACAGGTTCAGAAGATCCAGCTGGGAAACCAGTACCAATCTGCCTTACATTTTGAAACTCGCCATCATTCTTCCTTACTGAGATTGCATAGTCAGATTTAATTTCGACAGGAATATCGATGCCATCAACCAAATACATGTCAGACAGCGTAGTGTCTTCAGGTAAAACATCTTTTGTATAGACTGGTTCTTCATTTTGAAACTTACCATCAGTTTCCTGAACATTAAAATTGTCCATCTCTTCATCAATGATGATGGGCACAGTCTTAGAAAGCATCTGAGAACCACCATTGCCAGTAATACTCAATACATAAGTTACTGATCTTGGTCCAAAGTTATCGTAAGTAACACCAGTGCCAATAACATTATCAATTGTTGGGTTTGGACCATCTAACTCAGCAGTTCCGCAAACTGGATACGATGTAGTTCCTTGGTCAGAAGTATATGTGTTGTAATTAAATATCTTTTGTATCTCAACAGTAAGATTTGCATAACTGACATCATAGTCAATATTTCCGTTCTCACCATAATTAAGAGATTCTGGAACATTGAACTCATTAATTACAGGTACTTGATAAACATAAACTGTGACAGATGCTGTTGGACTGGTTCCACCGTTGCCAGTAGCATATCCACTATAAGTTGTGGTAACAGCAGGACAAACTTGTACAGAACTAGTTACAAGTTGGTTAGCGATATTTCCACTTGTCCATATAACTGTGTCGCCATCACCACTGACAGACCATGATATAGTAGTACATTGACCAGCAATAAGAGTTGTCTGACCAACCTGTATATTTAATACTGGTGGGATATAAACAGTTAGTGTTGCATATCTAACAGTTTGACCACCTTCACCACGAACATCAAAAAAGTATTGTGTTGTAATACTAGGACAAACTGTTGTACTACCACTAGCAGAACTAGAGATATTTGACATATTGCGGTAGTAAATGCCAACACCAGAAGAACTCCAGGAAAGTTGAGCACATTCTCCTTGAATAATTGCAGAAGGACTTACAGAAATACTTACAGATGGTGCTGGAGGTCTCGATGGTGCATCAATTGTAAAAGCAATACCATATGGATTAGTAGCAAAGTTATCTGATGATGGTGCATTATAAACACTACCACTTATACTCTTACTTCCTGGCGTACTGTAAAATGTTGTTGTTGATTGTCCGCCAAATCCAGATACAGAACAACCTACACCACCAACATTCAATGATCCACTGTTATCAGCAGATGCTCTAACTGTATAATTTCCAGAGTATGGAAAATATACGCTACCAGAAAAATAAAAAGTAGAACCATTGTAGGAACTACCAGGACCGCTGTTAGGACCAGTAAATCTAACAGAATATGAGTTCATTAAAGAACCCCATGCACCATTGGTATAATCACCACCAATGCCGCCAGGTATGTTTCTGCTAGTGTATATAATTGCCATCAGAGTTGCTCCACGTCTGTCCAGTTATCTCCCTGATTAATATCTATCTTGATTTCCCTATTAGATTTAACAGTAACAGGAATATCAATACCATCGATCAAAATTAAGTTTGTCAAGATATCAGTATCTGGTGTATAGATGGGATCTTGATCCTTAAATGCATCATCAGTTTCAGGAATAATAACATTATCAGGTGTTCTATCAATATTTACTTGCAGGGTTTTACTTTCGGTATAACTACCACCTGTACCTACAACGGTAATTTTTACGTCAATTGACTGTGGTCCCACAGTTCCCCAAGGAACTGGAATTTCTACACCACCAGTAGGAGAATTTACAACAGTTTCCGAGTCTGGTCTTCCAGATTCTCCTGTAATTGCAGGAGTGATCTGAATAATGTCTCCAATAACCGTAGTTCCATCAGTCATTCTGTGGAATGGTTCTAGTCTAATCTCAAGATCTGCATATTGTGTCTCAAAATTGACAAACAAAGCATCACCATAATCAATTGGATCAGGAACAGTTAGTGTTGCTGTAGGAACATAAACCACATAAACTGTAACTCCTGAAGGTGCAGATGTTCCACCTATTCCACTTGCTTGTGCAGTATATGTTGTAGTAATTTGAGGACAAATTTGTACAGAACTAGTAAGCAAACTATTAGCAATATTACCAGATAACCATATAAGAGTATCAGCATCACCAGTAGTCTCCCATGATAATGTGGTACATTGTCCGATAATTAAAACAGTGTCTATTACATCAACAATCACCTTTGGTCTGATGATCATAGAGACTTCAAGATAACCATTTGCACCTTCATTGTTATAACCAACACCAACAGATCCAACTGTTGCTGTATGTGTTGTCCCAGGAGCATAGGTGATAGAATCAATTAAGTCTTGTCTAGTAAAAGCAGCAGTGACTGCTCCACCACCACCGCCGCCCATACCTTGACCGCCTGCCTTTAGTCCAGTACAGGTAAAAACAAATCCCATGACATATGTATTTTTAGAATTGCCATTACCAAACCAGATTCTGAACCCAGAAGAAGTTTTACCTAAAATACCACAATTGAAGTATGGTGTATTAGAACCACCACCTGCTGCTGCTTGAGTGACACTATTAATGACTAAGTTATAGTTAGCATTCGTAAATGGTTGATAGAAACTGATTAGATAATGCTTTGTTCCATAGTTTGGAGCACATGAGAGACCATCGGGTGCATATTGACCCACAAAAGTTACACTAAGATCGGGACTGGTTTGATAAAATGTGTGCGTGTTTGAATCGTTGTTAAAGAAGTGAGTTACACTAGACTGATATGTTAAATTACCAGGATCTCCTCCACCACCATTACCATATCTGGTATTACCAATTAATGCTCCATTTCCTTTATCTGGAATACTACCATTATTTCCACTAAAAGTACCAACGGAAACTCCAACGCTCGCCCAATCAAATACAGAAGATCCCTCTCCTCCAGTACCACCCCCTGGTGAAGATCCACCTGCGCCACCAGTTGCTTTTAACCCAAAGAACTCAGAATCTCCACCATCTTCTCCTGCGGTTTTAGTTAAATCATCAGCAACTTGTTCGCCACCGCCACCTGCTCCCCACATTTTAATTTCTAGCTCAGCAATCTCTTCAGGAACTGTAAAAACACTCTGATCTACGAGATTAAATGTCTGTGGCATGATTAGATCTTAATGATATACTCTACAAGAATGAAAGGCGTTACTAATTGATCTATTTTCTCATCATCACTAAGATCAACATCAACATATGCGCTAACACCAGTCATATCAACTTGCTTCTGTGCATATGAATATGTAAAATTATGAGCATAACTAAATGGTCTGGCAATATTGTGTGAATGAACTGACTCTGAACCTGCTTCTCTAGTGTAGGCTAATTCATGTCCAGCACCACTATTTCCTCCAAACTCACCGTAGTCTTTACCACCAGTTCCACCAACTTTATGGTTTCCTGTGTAGTTCAAATATTTCTGAGCAGAGTTATGAGCATGACCTTGGAAGTTATCAATACCAAGAGTTTCTTCAGTTGTCGCTCTTTGAATAGTATATCTTGGATTGCCTAACATCGAAATACCAGTTACTGGACTAATCTGAACATTACCCTGATAAAATGAAGTAATTCTAGATCCACTATTACTAGTAATAGTAACTTGAGGTCCAACTCTATTAAGAGGATTAGTTTCAACAATTCCACGATCAACAGTCAAGTTGTTATACAAACCTGTTCCTCTACCACCAATAATAACTTTAGAACCCAAATCTGGTAATTGAAACTGTCCCAACTCACCAGTCTCAGGATTTGGATTAAGTAAAGTTGTAAGTTCTTTCTTGAATCTACACTCATCACCAGATCCTAATACTTCTGCTAATGCAATGTAATCTTTTACATTTAAAACGGACCCATCACATCGCAAATATCCTGCTGGCAATTCTTTCCTAAAATTTACACTGGTTGGATCGTTTACTGTACCCAATCCAGGAGTAGAATGAGCAACAATTGTGCCCACAATACCGCCGTATCTTGATCTTTCTCGTGTGTAATTTGCCATCTTAGTATGCTCTGATGATGTAAACACAAGTTACTGATGGTTGACTTGTGTTCATGTCTATTTGTAATGCTCCAGTGTTAGAAACATTATCCAAAGTTGTAGTAATAGGAATATTTACATCTGCAATAAGACTTGACTGTGGTTTTAGACTACCTTGGTCGTAAATAATTTCAAATGGTTCATGTGTATGTGCAAATAAATTATCCGATAACCAATCGCTAGAAGCATTGCTCAAAAATGTTCCAAAATAACCATCGCCTGGTGTATCTGGATAGTAATTACTTTGTCCTGATGGAATTTGAAGTTCACTTCCATATAATCCATATGGAATGGTATCTCCACCACTCATAGCTTGATATGTAAATTGACTCTGTTCTGCGATTGGAGAACGATACATCTCTCTAGCATAGATGTTAACTGGTGGTGCTTCAGAACCTACTTGACCAATCGTTCTACCTTCTCTTCCACCACCAACACCAGAATAAGCATCAGCTGCTCCAGTATCCCAAAGGTTGTTATTTAGATTTATATTTTTATAAGTCTGCTCCCATCTGAAGAAAAAAGTATCAATATTTGGACCATCTTCCTGGTCATCAGATGCCTGATATGTCCAGTCAATTTCAATGTTATCCCAAGGAATGACACCTTTACCAGATCTTGTATTAGGTAAATTATTTAATGTTTCATACGTTCCACTATGTGTATGTGGTCTGATATGCTGGTGTCCCAACTTTCTTCCACCAATATACATAATCTTTTCACCAACACCATCAATAATAGTGTTGCCACGAATATTTCCACTATATCCTAATCTATCATTAAGAGTAAATTCAACATCAGTACGAACGTCAGTAAATACCGCGTTAGAGATTAGATTAGTATTAGGTCCAATGTATGGAGAAATAATAGTTCTCGCATCGGGATCAATGTCAGGAGTTTTTCCTGTACCACCATTCACTGCTTGATCAAAATATGCTTCCTCAATGTCCATTAGGTGCTGACCACCATTCAAGTTAGGGAGAAGAAAATCTCCCTGATAGTTTGGAAAAGCACCGCCTAAATTAGATGTGTTTGGATCTTGATTGTAAGTATCACCAATAGCCTGGACCAGCAAAGGAAAGTCCCTTGCTGGTTGACTAGATCCATCACAAATAACCCACCCATCTGGAATTTCACTAAGACCACCAGACCACGGCATGATAGTGCCGATGACCGCAGCCTTCATAGATTTTGTGCCCTGGTAAAACATATTTTTATACGTCCATTAGATACCAACCAGTGAGAGCAGATGGTACGTTAGAAGAATTACCATCTGGATCAACTGAACCTGCATATACAAGTCCGAATGCTGCATTAGGTGTTTGTACAACTAATTCACCACCGTTGTATCCAGCATATGCGGAAGGAGGAACACCAATCAATACAGCAGAACCAGTATTTGAAAGTTCTTTCTGAACCTTAACATCATCAGGTGCTCTGACAACCAGAGACAAGTTATAAGTTAGTGCTCCACTAATATCTATAATGCGAATAGTATCGCCAATTAGAGGATTAGAAGGTAGTTTGAACAGGGTGTTGCCTGTTGCATTGACGAAGTAATTAACGTTTGCTTCAGCATTGACAACTGTCTCACTAGTTGCTACCCACTTAGGACCACCAGTTCTGGTGAAGTAGTTGTTGATGCCTGCGATCTGCATTGCACCATCACTTTCGATGGAGAACATCTCTCCTTCATTCTCATCCTTAACAACAACTCTTCTATCCTGTGCCTCGCCAGCGCCATCTCTGAAGGTCATGTCAAGACCACCAGTATTGACTACGATAGATCCACCAAACGTGCTAGGACCGCTTCCTAGTGCTGATAGAGAACCATATACGGTGAAGTCTCCAGAAGAATTGATAAACTCAAGTCTTGGAACTGTTTGATCTGCAACACCATTTTCATCCTTGCCATAGAAACGCATGTCTCCAAGACTGAAGATGCTTCCAGTTGCAGTATCAACTTGGAAAGTGACAGCTTCTTGAACCTCTGAATT